AACCAAGAATTTTACCATTAAAGTTCTCAAGAAACTCTCTATGACTATCTTTCAAACTATGACACTCATCTAGATAAACAATATCATATTCTCTTGGATCATGTTTGTTTAAACTAAGATAAGTAGTGAAAGTTGCATTTTCAAGTAGTTTTTCTTTACCAAACTTATGTGCATCATGTCTCCATGAAGCAAATATTGAAATCTTTGGTGCCACAATTAATATATTTAAAAGTGGTGAGTAATTTCTTTCAATATGGAGAAGACCAACACGAGTTTTACCAACTCCTGTTGCTAGGCCCAATCCACATTTTGTTAAGCCAAGAGTTGCAGTTAGTGCCTCTTGTTGTATTTCTTCTCTATTCATAATGTTTGTTTATTAATCTTGATTTTCTTCAATCTCTGTTGTATAAAAATCAATCAATTTATCTAATTGTTGTGCAAAAATTTGTGGTGTGGACAGAAAATCTAAATATTTATATATCACACTATCCATAAAGATATATGATGTAGGACCTAAATCTTCTACCAATAACTTAAGTTTCTTATAGACTGGCATTAACCAATCCCAAGACTCAGTAAATTTAAGATTTTTAACTGAACAATTCCTAACCATAGATACTCTAGCATCCATTGATTCAATATCACCATTAAATAGTGCTATTCTTTTGTTTAGTTCAATCTTATCATTGATTTCTTTTTCTTCTCTAGTCATCATCCATACTAATATAACCGGTTACTACACCAATTGGGAAAATAACAATACCAACACCTCTTATGACTTCAGTCTTAAAAGGCTGAGTAAAATTGCATTGAGCTAATAAATATATGTTTCTTGCCCATCCAAAGATGATAAGAAAGTATATAAGTATTGGATAAAACTTAATAAGCATAAGTATTCCTGATTTTTTCATAATTTTTATTTTAAATAACCTAATTCTCTTGCCTTTGCTGGGTTCTCATGAATCCAGTTATGGCATACACGACAAGTACCTTTCCAAGTACTTTGCACCAAGTAAAATGCATCTCTATGAGCTCCAGCATATGTATGGTGAATATCCGTTGCATTATGCATACATCCGGATATTCTTATCACACACAAAGGATTCTCTGTTAAGTACCTTTCTCTTAGTTTAAGATACTCAGTATCTTTTTGTTTTCTTTTAGCAGAAACACGGGGGATCTCATTTTTTGGTTTCTGTGTGTTATCTTTGCTTTTGTGGCAACTCCAGCATTGTTGACATAACTTTAATCCCCCTGTTCCACTACTTTTCCAGATTGGTTTCTCTAAACCACATCCATCACAAACTTTTAGCTTCATATTTTGTCTTTACTGTTTGGTTAGGATTCTTCTCTAAACTTAAAAAGTTTTTAGGAAGCACTCCTTCAGCAATAAAGATACTAATAATTTGTTCTTTTGAGATGTTTAAATCTTTAAAAGTTAAATCATTTATAACTTTACCATCTGTTTCTGTTTCAGACAATAAGAACTCAGTTATTGGACTTTTTGGAAACAATGTTTGAAAGATAAAATTGCTTTTGGCAATAGTAACCTCTTGCTTAAACTTATTAAGTATAGCTTGAGCTTTCTTGTAAACACTGATTACTCTCTGTTTTTTCTTACCACACATTGCGGCAATCTCAGACTGAGTTAATGCATTAAGACCATACAATGCTCTTTTATACAAATAGTTTTGGTACTGTGAGTATCCATCAAATTCATACTGCATAACAGTAGGTCTTTGGTTTCTTAATTGATAGTTTTCAATTCTTCCTGAATACTCGAATTTTTGATTTCTGTTTGATTTTTCCATGATATATACAATTTACATTTAATAAAATAAAAAAGGGAGAATTGCTCCTCCCTTACACTTTAAACAATTAACCTTATAGATTAAAATCAGCACTTGGCTTAATGGCAGACTCTTTCTTTTCTGCTGTATAAGCTTCAGTAATATCTTCACCATTTGTATGTTGAATCAATTGATCTTCTGCATCTGTAAATACAGTATAGAAATGTTTTCTATAGATCTTTTTACCATCTTTGGTACATACAATTCCTGTTTGACCAGCAACTTTAAGGTCCAAATCAGGTTTTGACACATTGAACGGTTCTGTTTGTTCTACAATTACTACCTTACCAGGTAACTCAAGACCTTCATAGAAGCCTGCTTTCTTAAGATCTTCAATAGTACCAGGTATTAATGCTGATACATTCTTTCTTCTTAAGAAACCTTTGCTGTCAAATAAACTTCTTTCTTGTTCTACACGAATATAACCATATTCATCATTTTTTGAGGTATGAATTACTCCTCCTGTGCTATTTCCAAGCACAATTGTTTTACCGTCCATAAAATTTTTAATTGATTGTTACTTTATTCTTCTTAGTCTTCTAAGGTATTTCCTAGATCAATGATTTCATCAAATGGAATATCATCATCTATACTTTTATCATAACTATCATCATCTACAAGATAATCAAAGTCATAATAGTGTTCTTTGCTGTTTTGAACAACAGCTGAATCTGTGAAAGGATTTGGTGCGTAATCACCTCCATCAATAGACATAAAGTATTGAATATCAAGGTCAGTTAATTCTAAAAACTGATCTATTGTCAAATAAATTACTTTTCCATTTGGGAGTTGATACAACATTATAGATAAATAAAGTTTAGTAAATGTATAACATTATCTTTTATTTATCTTGTATACATTGATTAATTTTAACATTATATAGCTACGTATGAAAAAAGGGATGAAATATCACCCCCTTTTCTCATATCAGGAAAAAGCATATTCACAGAAATATACTACGTTAAAATTCTTCAAAAATTGTCAAGTGATCATGATGACAGTAACTTGTACCTGCTTCTTTTTTACCATTATTAACATTCTGAAATGATATTGTATAGTTAGAATTTTCATGATAACCTCTGAAATCCATAACTGTTACAAGAACTAACCCATCATTTATTAAACCTGCTTCATTCATTCCTTTAATATCAGCAGTATATGAAAGATAAGTATAGTTTATATAACACAATGTACCATTTGGAATAGGCTCAAACAACTTGTTTCCTAAATGTAATTTAAATAAATGATTACATGCAGGATATGATGAACCAACTTGATAAGTAAGCAGTTTTACAATTTCTTCTGCATTAGGATGAACTATTATCTGGGACAATAACCTTCCTATATCAGTTTCATCATAGTTTACAGATATATTCATGACTAATCATTTCTTTGCCTATAATCAAGCAATTTGTTAAACAACTCATGATTAAATGTTGTAAACCATTTAAAGTTACAACACTTAGCACCTATTTGTACTCTGCCTTCTGTATCATTTGGAAGACATGTAGATTTGATACCACCAGATAGAATTCTGGCAGTACCTTTCTCTTCTACTACAATGTCAGACTTTAAATCAAAGCCTAACACTGAACTGATGGTATACTGATCTTTCATTACTTTCCAAATAATTCTTTTAACATTCCTTCCATGCCTGATCTACCAGCTTCCATTTTCTTTAGTTCAATAATTCTATGAAACATAAAGAAAACCATAGTAACTTCATTCATGTGTTTACAATGACCAAGTATTTGTTGAATCATGTCTGTGACTTTATCTTTTTCATTCCATGACTCACTACATGCTTTAGCCAATTCTTCTGCTCTCTCATTGGTAATACCAAGAGTTTCGTGCATTAAATCTGTATCTTCATTGATGATACACAATTTAAACTCACCCTCTTGCGGGTAAGTTTTAACTTCTTTCTTTTTCTTGAATACTTTTCCTAATAAATTCATGATCTTAGTTTTTAAGTGATTTTTTAACACTTGGTTTACCCCACTGAGCTAACCATTTTGCAGCATTACCGGATCTGATCCACTCTACTCTTGCTTGAGCAACTTTCAATCTGTCTTCTGCTGTCTTAGCATAGATAGATTTATCCAAGTTTACTTTAGTATCTAAAGCATTTGTTTCTGCAAGTACTTTCATTCTTTCTCCATGACCTGCACCTGCTCCATCATACTTTGGAGTTGTTCTTGTTACCACTCTTGTGGCAAAGTTTAAATTTAACTTTGACATTGTATTTGATTTTAATTGTTTACAAATTTATAAAAAATGCTGTCTTTCCAGCTGTCATCAATTCCATCACTGATTGGTAGTCAGAGTAAGTATCACCCTACTCTGACTTAGTACATGTCTAGCTCCATGTACTAGGGTTGAGTCCAAATTGAACCCTAAGCTTTTTTGAACTTATTCTCAATGATTCTCTTTGTCAAAGATATAGAGTATTCAACATCTTCTGCTGTCAAAGACCCTGTATTTCCATAAACTTGCTCACAATGATAAGTAATCATGTTTAAACATCTTTCTGTCTCTTTGGCAAGTTCTCTGAACTTATCTTCAGCTCTGATTGCTTTTTCTTCAGCTTCATTAGCTATTTGACGTGCTTCAATTTGTCCTGCAATTGCTGCAGTTGCTAATTCTGTTAACTGTTCAACTTGTTGTTCTAAAACTTCTACTGATTTAGAAGATTCTTGTTCAGTTTTCACTTTTTTAGTGTACTGTCTTTTTGGTTTAACTTCTTCCTTGATGAAGTTTTTTCTTGGTCTACCCATTTTTACTTGTGTTTAATTAAAACTTATTCTTCTGTGCCTAAACTTAGCCAGTAATTCTCTTCCCGCAACCAGACTTCTCCAATAAAACCATCTGGTTTTAAAACAACTCTGACATTAGAAAATTCAATCTCAATTTGATCTTGAATCCTTCTAATATCAACCGGAGTTTCTTTATGTGTTTTGATTACATTTTTTACATGTCTTCTTTCAGACCATGTAAATCCTTTCATGGACTGACCATAAAACTTACTAGTAAATCCTACTAGTAGCATACTGAGTATTATCATCTTCATCTTGTTAATACTATATAGATAAATGCTCCTAAGATAACTGCACTAGCAGCATATAGAGTATATCGGAACCATAAAAGATTCTTCTCTATCTCTAATCTCTCTAAGAGTACCATGATTTCATACTCAGTATCATTTACTGCCTGAGTAACCATATCTGCATCTGTTGCAGGATGATTACTATAGAGCATCTCATGCTTGTATTGCTCTAATTCCTTAATTTTCTGTGTGATTTTCTTTTTCTCTGACATTGTATTTTGTTTTAACATGCTAATACATGTTGATTAATAAATAATGAGTTCTTTCCATATTCAGATTTTAACCATTGTTGAACATAATTTTTATGCTCTTGGTCAATTTGAGTATTTCTAGGACCATACATCTGATCTATTACAGGATAATATTCATGCATCTTTACTCCTACTGTAGCTCTAACACCTTCTCTATCATATTTAAAAACATAATAGTTTTTGTCTCTTACACTTCTTTCATAGTTAGTATAAACACAGTGTTTCATTGTAGTACCTTCTTCAAACAACTCAATGTTACTTTTGATAAGACTAATACCTTCAGGTGTTTCAATTTCAGGATAGTTGTAATCAACAGGTTGGATAGATTTTATAGCCATACCCATTAATTCTCTAGTCCATTCAGCATGAACTTCCTTCATTCTAGTCTCTGACCACTTAAGATTTACTTTTCTATCAAGCATTTCAGCTTGAGTAAATAAATCTTCAAGTTCACCATTGTACCTAGTAGTTCTTTGTTTTGCTACATGTTCTAGACCTTCATTAGGATTAGTAGCATATAATATATACTTTTTAAATCCTTTTGGTGAATTAAATTCATTTTCCATGAATGTTTTGTAAAACAATTCAGGTGATAAGTCTAGATTCTTGTAAGGACTAGTCTTAAGATATGCTTTAACATAATCTCTTGGATTAGTAATCTTACCCTTAATCATATTCTGAAGCATTGTCTTGTTTAACAATGTCTTTAATGAATATGACAAAGCATCAAACCAATCCAATTTAAAGAACTGAATAATATCAGGTAATATTGTACCTTCTAATATCTGAATAGAATTACCAAACCAAATCTTAATGGTTTTCTTTTCTTTGTCAAAGCTAACACCTGCTTTATTACTATTTAAGTAGAAAAGCCTGTTGTTTTCAAATCTCGGGACTCTATTACTGTTACACCAATAGACATGTGTATCAGTTTCTTTTCTATTTGTAGTAGAAAAACCATAGATTTCCCCTTTATAAAACAAATATCTCTGCACTTCTACAGGCATTGCTTTATATTCTTCCATTTTTTCTAGAGTTAATTGCCCTGTAATAACTGTTTTAATTTCCATTTTTAAGTATATTTTTAAGTGTACAATAATAATTAGAGAGCCTTTCAACTCTCCAATATATAGCTAATATCCTTCACTGCATTGTTGACACATGTGAACTTCATCACACTGACATGTTAATGCCGGATCAATACTGTGTAACATTGCCATATCAGCATGTTCACTAGCAATATCTCCATGTACCTGAAATTTAGGTTTAGAGACCGGCTTAACTTTAATACTCTTAACAATTAACTTAAGAGTATTTCTTAGATGAGTGACATCCATATCATCAATGGATATTCTTTGACCATTTTTCATGGTCCAATAAACTGTTTCCATATTTATAATTTTAGACATTTATAATTTCCAATACGAAAAATGCTTATTGCATTTAGTACATTTATAAGGCATTGGTGTTAATTTTGGATCATTTGACACAGCATCATTCTCTATAACATTATGTTCACAATCCCATTGGAACATCCATGTAATTGCACTTTGTAATGAGTCACATGCTACTCCATAACCATCATCATCCATTCTTCTTGGACTAAACAATCTGTTGTACTTTGATTCAGGATCCGGTCCTTCAATTACTTTTCTTGGTTCTCCATTAGGAAGTGTCACAAGATGTACTTTTGTTCCTCTGTTCATAGTTTTAAGTTAATTAATTACTAGTAAAACAGTTGTAATAACAAATAGAACTTAAAGTCTATCACATTCTACCAAATACATGGTGTTATCTGTGGCTATTACAATTGTTAAATACCCTTTGCACTCAGTTATAATACAGTTTTCACAAAACATGGTTTTACATAGTCACTATGACTATGAAGGTCTGCACCTCATGATGTTTGTCACTATTATTACAACTGCCTGACCTTGGGAATCAGGAATGGTGCATTACTATAATGTTGTAACTCTATTATACTCTAGGTGGCCATCCAGCTTCCTCCACTGTCACATGAGCATACAATAGTTTTCACAAGTTATTTAAGCTTGCTATTACAACATTAAATGGTTAATACTCTACTTTAATACAAGATACTTGACTTACAAGTTCTAACTGTTCATCTGATAAACCATTTTTAAGTTCTTCAGCTGTAAAAGTGAACCATGTATTGTCAATATATTCTATTCCATCGTATTCATGGATAGAATAATCTGCTCCATCTGGTACTTTAGAAATTGATAATTCTGCATGAATACCTGATGCTCTTTCAGAACCAATTTCTTCAAATACTTCTATAAGAACTTGGTCTTCTCTACTAAGTTGAAGATAAGTTTCTTCACCATTTATTAGATATTTACCTACACCAAATTTTTCTTCAAGAAGTTCATAAGAAATTTCTTTTTTCTGAAGGTATAATTGTTCAGCTTCTAAGCTAATACCATATCCTCCATAGCAATCATTTACTAATATTTTCATTTTATTTGTTTTAAAGATTTATTTAATTTGTGTTTTACACCTAAAACTTTCAACTTTCTTTAACGCTTTGAGCATCTATGCTTATTTATGTGCACTGCATAGACTCTAGGTTACATAAACTTCAAGGATGTAAACCCATACACAAGTTCAATACCTTGTGTTTTGACTGGGCAATGATGTTCCTACATTATACGATTTACACGTACAGTATGATAACTTGTTTACTCTGATTGAAAGAAACTGGTGTGCTCAACATCTTGCAAAGTTATTGAGTTTTTTTTGTGTATAGCATTATTGGTTAGCTATACAAATTGTGACCAGGATTACTGCCTAGCTCCTTAATTGTTACATCAAGATTGATCTGTTCCTATCATTAGTTCAAGGATACTGATTAGTAATGTTTACCAATGTGTGGCTATAGACTTTCCAGCTGTCCACTGATTGATAAAGTTTCTCTTCATTGTACCAATTTCCTTTAGATTATGCGGGATACCATCAAGGTATGCATATTTCTTACTGATATTAGTAACAACTACTAGTTCATTATCTATAGAGTATATATCTCCTAATGATGCTTTGTTAACACCTATATGAGCTAGTACTCTGAATTTCTTATTCTGCATGGTCTGTGTTTGAATTTGATTTATGTTTTTTGTTGGGAAACAGCTTGGTATATCACTAATGTGTGAATGGCCTGTGACTGGTAATCCGGAATCAATAAGTCTCTTTCTATATGTAGTAGTAATACTAATACTAATCCTATAGAGAGTAATAAGACTAAGAGTGTTTAGCTATAGTTAATATATTATTATAGCATCTTGAGGAATCTCATTAAGTTATTTACTACCATTGTTATTTGGATAGTTTTACACTCCACTTGTTACTCTCTCACACTTAATTAGTTACAAATTATTCTTTAAACCTTTAAGCCTTGTAACTATAACAAATATTACTTTAATCTTAGTGTAAAAACAATGCAAAGAGGCACGCAGTGCAAGAGAATTACTATAAAAAAAAATAACCTTATACTATATAAGATTATCTTTTTAACTCTTTGAATCTTAAGGTATTGCTACCTACCCCTAATTACTTAGGAGTAGAAGCAAATGCCAATGTACTCTGTACATTAGATTCCCCAGTTGGGTGAATCATCCAGCTAGGTTCTCCATTATCTGGAGAGAAGTAACTGATTGACAAGTCATTGGACAATGCCGTTACCTTGTCAGATACTCTAAATGTAGTACCATTGCTGGCTACACCAAAGATTTTCCCGGTGTGTGGGTTCTCAACTAGGTCAATCTTTGTGATGCCATTAGTCTGAGCAAATACCCCAATGCTCATAGTTTTAGTAAACAAACTCATAGTAATTATACTTAAGGATTAAACAAATATTTATTACAAGTAGTTGAAAAACAGTGTAAAGCGGTGCGCAGCACAGAGGATTTACTGTGTAATATACCACTAATAACCCTGAGCCTTTAGCCATTTAACTCTCGTTGATATACCCCTTTAATCAAAAAACACATATTTTGTAACCCCTTAATAATCAGTGCTTGAGTCTACTTGTTACACACGGTGGAGACAAAAAAAATAAAGGATTACTCCTCTATTGTCTTTAGGATAGCCAGCATTTCTTTTAGTGCTGATCTATACCCTACATGCCAATGCCAATCTTCTGCAGTTGGTGCATGGTCTATCCAATAATCTGTATCTTCAATGTTCTCTTCTAAAGATATCATTAATCCTTTTAATTGTTTCTCACTCATACCTATTAATATTTGTTATTAGTAATGAAATATTTTAATGTGGTCCAGAGGACAAAATGTAGAGACTTAATCTCCACATTCTATCTTAAACTGTTCAATCTCCTCCAATATCTTTCTAGTAGATACACTACTATAATATAATGGAATAGATGTCTTGCCAAATTGATTCAGGAAACTCTCAAGTCTACCTACTCTCTTAATGCCGTAGATTCTAGCTACAGTACATAATCTAACAGTGAATCTTTGATTGTTTATATTCTTGTGTTTATACATGGTTCTTTATTTTAATTCTAGTTATAAAACATACTATAGCGGCCCGAAGGGCAAAGGGAATAAGGAAAAAAGAATATCCACCTAAGTGGATATGCTTTTGGAGTTATGCAAACTTCAAAGTACTTTGAACGTTGCTTTCTCCTGTTGGATGTATCATCCATGATGGTTCTCCATCTTCAGGTGTGAAATAACTCACAGACAAATCTGCAGACAACCTTGTGATGTCTTTAGACACTCGGAATGTGGTACCATTATCGGCAACACCAAACATTTTGTCTGTATGTGGGTTAATAACTAAATCAATTTTATTGATTCCGTTTGTTTGTGCAAATACACCAATGCTAACTGTTTTACTAAATAAGCTCATAATTATAATATTAATTGTTTAATAGTAGTGGTAAAATAAAACAAAGCGGTCCAAAGGACAAAAAAAGAACTACCAAGGTAGCTCTTCTGGTCTTTGACTAGAATCAAATATTTCATATTCTCTAAGTCTAAACTCTAAACGGAGTATATACTCTATTAGAACAGCTTTAGACTGTAACTCTAATTCTTCTTGATATGTAATATGATCCATGTTATCTATTGATTCTTGCATAATAATAATTTTGGATATAGTAATGAAATGATTAATGAGGTCCGAAGGACAAAAAAAAGGGATTACTCCCTTTTTATCAACCACTAATCTCACATTTATCTGTGAATGGATTGTTAGTGAAGCTGACATGTAGATGTACATCAAGATCTTTAAGGATCTCATATGCTTCTGTCATCTGCTCCTTTGCCTTAGCAATAAGGGCTCTGTTCATGTTATCATTGATGGCTGTCTCCAATTCTTCAAGACTCATCAAACTTGCAGGTTTCTCTGTAGTGATATAGACCTTGCTGTTTGGATTCTCTGAATTTAATGGAGACATGCCACAATGTTCTTCATACATGTAAAGGATTCTGTTTACTCTTGTTGTGATAATCATAATAATAATTTTAGGTACAGTTGTGAAACAATTAAGGAGGCCCAAAGGGCAAAAAAAGAAAAGGGCAAAGCCCTATTCTTTATTCCAATAATCCCTGATATTTCTGCAGTTTCATTTCTATATACTCTCTATCCATATCAATGTTTAGTTGATCTTCTTCTGAGTATGTAGCATATTCTTCCCAAGATAGATTCATTATCCAATGATAATATTCCATTCTTCTTTTCTCTGCTTGTTCTTCTGTTTCTTGTAGTATGTTTATCATGATTTATATTTTTATGTTAAGAATAGTGGTGATACAATGTATAGCGGTCCGAAGGACAATAATTTCAAAACATCCAATGTTTTTGGATTCACTGCACAGATTTCAAGGGGGTATACCACTCCTCCGCCAAAGGCGGGGGGTCTTTTGATAAGGAGTCACTATCTTCTCTTACATACAACATTTCTAAATTCCGTCATAAATTCCCAAGGGGGGAACCCAAGGAATAAAAAAGACCCGGGGGATATTATTTAGTGTCAAGGGTATAGATATTTTTTGTATATTATAATGTAAACAATCCTTAAGACATGGTAGAAAAATTAAGTAAGAATGTACACAAGATATCTTTGTCTGGTACATACAATGAAATTGCTGTGCTCTCTGATTTGCATTGGGATAATCCTAAGTGTGATAGAGTGCTGCTAAAAAAACACCTGGATTATTGTTTAGATAAAAAGATTCCTGTAGTTATCACTGGGGATCTTTTTTGTTTAATGCAAGGCCGGGGAGATAACAGAAGAAACAAATCGGACATCTTACCTGAGCACAACAACTATAAATACTTAGACTCTATTGTAGAAACTGCAGTAGATTGGTTTACACCATATGCACATATTCTAACTGTTGTAGGTTATGGAAATCATGAGACTGGAATTATTAAATGGCAAGAGACTGATATCTTACAAAGATTTGTTGACTTGTTAAATCATACTACCGGGTCTAATGTTTATACTGGAGGATATGGTGGCTGGATTGTTTATGATGTTACCATCAGAACAAATGTAAAAACAAGTTTCAAGCACAAATACTTTCATGGATCCGGTGGTGGAGGTATTGTTACCAAAGGAGCTATCAACCTTACCAGAGCTTTAGAAACTTATGAAGGATTTGACTTGTTTTCTATGGGGCATATCCATGAGAACAGTTGCAGAAATGATTCTAGAGAAATACTGTATATGAATACAACAGTAACTGAAATCAGACTAAAGCAAATACATCACTGTATTACCGGTACTTATAAAGAAGAATATGATGATGGATCTAAAGGATGGCATGTTGAAAGAGGTGCTCCTCCAAAACCACTAGGTGGTAGAATAGTTATGATCTCTGCAAAACGTGAAAAAGATGTAGTAATAAAATCTATAGATAGTAAAGGTTTTCCTTTATAATATATACTTTTGTAATACTACCTGTGGATAGTATCTGCAGGCCCAAGTACCAGGGGTGCATCCCGTAAGATCTGCATACTAGCCTTGGTCTTTTTCAGTTATTAGGAAAGAGAATCTGCTATGGCTCTGTCTGACGAGACCCAACCATTCAGCCTTATAACTAGTAACACCCCCAGGTAAGTTTCTCTGATCAAGAAATACTGCCTGGGTTTTTTGTTTATCTTTGTTGTATGATATATGAACTAAAACAAGTTTTGTGGATTACTACCCCACATGGTGTATGTCAAGTTTTATTTATAATTGACTACGGTCCACATCAAAATACTATATGGGTAGCAGCATCTGTTTCTGATGGATCTATTAGACATTATGATAGCTCACAAATTAAACTAGATAAAAATTATACACTAAACATGAATGTGTAAATAAATTATTATATTTGCTCTACCAACAAACATGTAATGAGTAAAGAAGACAAAGTAATCCTGTCTATCAAAGACACGGAAGATGGACTAGAGGTCCGAATCAATGAAGGTGCTTATGGTAATTTTGCCATAGTAGGTTTAATAGAGAAAATCAAGTTAGATATTCTTAATGGAAATACTCCAGAAGCTGAGCAACCCGTGAAAATTAGTAAAACATACGATGCATAATATGGAAGTGAAAGAAGTAAAAGTTCAGTCTTTTGGTGAACAGTTAGTGGGTTTAGACTTTAACCCATCAGGAAATGAAAAAGTACAAAAAGCTAAGGAGCTATGTGCTGAGTTGGCTAATCTTTTAAAAGATTCATATACTGAGTCTGAAAGAACACCAGTTAAAAGTTTGTTATTTGATCATGCAGTAGGAGAAATTCTTAATGCACAAATGACTGTTGTAAAAGTAATAACATTAAAGTAATGGAAAAATTTATCTTAAAAGGGAAAAGAGTCTTGTTAGATGTCCCACAAAAAAAAGAATCAGCTATCCAATTATCTGAAAAAGATGAAGAGCACATCATGAAGGAAACAATGAAGCTATGGACTAGGTTAAATGTATTTGCTGTAGGAGATACAGTAGAAGGATTTACAGCAGGTGCAAAAGTATATTGTACTACAAGTTCATTAGAGCATTCAGAAAAAGTAGAAATTGACGGATCAATGAAATTAATGGTTGGTCAAGGTGACATTGCTATAATTTGGGAATAATGAATATTACAAGTGATAATAAATCATATGGAGAAATCTCCAAGGAAGATCTTCAAAAAAGAATCCAAATTGACAGTGAAATATTAAGTAGAAGATTAACTGAACGTGAAAAAGCTGATGGATGGAAAAGTATTCCCATGGAAACCCTTACTCCGGTTAATGTTATTAGACCTTCTCATTACGGTGGTGAAGGTAATACTTATGAAGTTTTTAATGTATTAGAAGCTTGGGATATTGATAAAGATTTCTATTTAGGAAATGTAATTAAGTATGTTGCTAGAGCAGGAAAAAAAGATTCTTCAAAAATAAAGGAGGATTTAGAAAAAGCTTTAGTATATTTGCAAAGAAGAATTAGTACTTTGTGACCTAAAGTTTTATTTTTCTTTGTATCATAATAAAAATTTGCTCAGTTAGGTAAGGAAATCCTTGGGAATTAATTCTCAGGGATTTTGTTTTTACAGATATTTTGATTATATTATAGTATAATTTATATGTTATGTTAAACAATCTTACAAACTTCTATAGTATTATTAAAGGTAGAATGCTTAGAAAATCAACTACAGTTGCACCAACAGATATAATTCCATTAGGTGTTGTTAACCCTAATTATGATGGTGGCTATGCTCCATCTGCTATTACAGTTGAAGACCTTGCTATTGCATTCCAGCCAGATACACCTTCATTACAAGAAGTGCTTGATAATAACCATGACTTAGTTGGTGAAAATAACTTTCAAGGTTCAAATGCTGGTACTGGTGTTGTAGAAGCTAGTGGTACTAATGTTAATGCTTTTGGTAGAGAGGCTGCTTCAACTACTGTTTTTGTTTCAGATGTAAATGCTCTTGGTTATTATGCAGCAAATAATAACCAATCTACCAATGTTAATGCATTTGGTTATAGAGCTGCTGAAAATAATACAAAAGAATATGTAAATGCTATTGGTTATTTTGCAGCTTCAGAAAATGAAGGTGGTGATGTTAATGCAATTGGTGCTGAAGCTGCATCTGGAAATAAAGCTAATTATGTTATTGCTTTAGGAAAAGGAGCTGCAAGAGAAAATGAAGGTATTGAACTCATTGCCATTGGTACAAATGCTGCAGATGGTAATACTTCAAGAGGAGAAAATGTTGTAGCTATTGGATTTGCAGCAGGTGCTTCAAATGATGCTGGTAATGTTATATCAATTGGTACAGAGGCAGGTAAATCAAACTTTGGTAGAGATACGATTATTTTAGGAAAAAATGCTGGTAATTCTAATCAATTAGATGGTCAGTTTATTATTTCTGCTAGTAGTTTACCTGTATTTGCTGATGAAGCTGCTGCCTTATTAGTAATAAACTTAAGTAATGGTGCATCAGCAGGTTCTGCATATTTATATTATGATCAATCTACTAAATCAATTTCTGCTATATTCCCTGCATAATTAATAAACAAATAAAAACAAAATAAAATGGATATCTTAAATTTTATATCTTGGATTAAAGCCGGTAACTACAGAGCTACCCTTCCTACAGATGTACCAAGCTTACTTCCTATTGGAGCAAAAGATGCTTCTCGTGATGATGGTTATTTACCACTTGCAGTAAATGCTGCACCTTTACAAACACTGTACAATACAGCTAATGTAACTCAAGGTACAAATATTACAACAGATGTTACAGTAGATGCCCTTAATGGTATTATTACTACAGTATCTTCTACATTAGCAGCTAATGCTAAAACAAGTTTTACTGTAAATAATCCTAATGTAAAAGCAACATCTAAAGTTTTAGTTTCTTTACAATATGCAAATACAGCAGCAGGTATTCCTGTAGTAGGAGTTGCAAATGTTACAGATGGTAAATTTGGAATTTTATTAGCTAATGGTGGTAATGCTGCATTAAATGATGTAGTTAAAATACATTACTTGGTTATTGCATAAACTTTCTAACTAGTTAGAAAAACCCTGGATTTAAAACATCTGGGGTTTTTTTGTTTGGTAGTCTTAATCTTTTTTTGTATATTATTATATAAATATTTATGTCATGTCAATAGGAAATTTAAAAGATTACGGAAATAAAGGAAATAACTTTCCGTGGCAATTAAAAATGTTGCAAGGTATTGCAGAGTTAATTGCTGTTTCCGGAGGATCTTCATCAAGTACAAGAACTCCTACTATTACAAGAACATCTGCTTCAGGCACAATTCCAGGAGAACCTATTAGTGTATCAATATCAAATGTAGGATCAGCAAATGGAACAGTAAATGGTCAAACATTAGCAGCAGGTGAAACAATTAATTTAGATGCTGGTGGATTATCAAATAAATTTGCAGCAGGTAGTATTGTTTATAATTCAGCTTCTACTACATTCTTAATTGTTTATGTATCTTAATATCAGTAGTTTATGAGTACTCAAATTACAACACAGAAGATATTAGCATTTGATGAATATGCTGATTTTCCTTCTACAGGTATAGAGGGTTATGTCTATATAGATAAAACAGCAGCTGAAGCATATTTGTGGGACTCAACTGCAACACCTCCTGTATATGTACGTATTGGAGAAGATACACCAATTCCACCAGATCCAACACCATTAACATTTGTAGATGCTGCAACAGTTGGAGCATTGTCTTTTGCACCAAACTATAGCAATGGTACAGGAGGAGTAGGTGCAACATTAACAGCAACCCAAGTAGGTATGCTAAGAGATACTTCTGGTACTGGTAAAATAGATTCAAGTTATATACCTGTTGTAGGAGGAATTATACTTATAAAAAATCAAGTAGACCAAAAACAAAATGGTATTTATAGCATAACAACTGTGGGTTCACCAGATCCCGGAGGAACTCTTTATCAGTTAACAAGAGTTGTTGATTTTGATCAGTCAGCAGAATTATTTCCTCTTCAGGTAAATGTATTACAAGGTACAGCAAATGCTAATTTATATTTTAATCAAGCTACTAATCCTGTAACAGTAGGAACATCAAATATTGTATTTAATCCAGCTAGTTATGTAAGTCCATCAGGTGTAATTGCTTTTGTTGATGTAGCTACAACTGCAGCTTTACCAACTTGTACATATGCCAATGGAACATTAAATCCATCTTTTCCTGGTTTAAATGCTACACTTACAGCAAATGCTGCAGGTAGTGTACTTACAGTTGATGGTTTAACAGCTTCTACATCAAATGTTCCATTAGGAACTTTTACTAGAGTACTTGTTAAAGATCAAGCAAACAAAGCACACAATGGAGATTACATTGTTGTAAATCCTGGGTCAGCTACTGTAAGATGGCAGTTAAGACGTATTAATTATTCAGCAAGTGGTTTTTACAGGTTTAGCAGATATTTTTTAGTATCAAATACACAAGCTAGTCTTGCTGGTAGAATTTATATAACAAAGCAACAAGATCCTGCTCTTTCTAATTTAGGAATTGGTACACAATTAATTGATTTAGTAGAGTATGGCGGTTCTTCTTCTGTAGGACCATTTGGTATTGCAAATTCATCTGGAGTTTATACTTATTATGCTACTATGACTTTGGCTATGGCTGCTGCAACAAGTGGTCAAACTATTGAAGTATTTGCAGATTATACTGAAAATACAGGTATATCAATTACTTTAAAAAATGGTGTAAATATTAATGGAAATGCACATACCTATACATTTAATCCTACAGGATCAGGTCAATTTGCATTTATAACAGGAAGTGGTCTTTCTTTAACATGTAATATAAATAATTATACAATTGTAACTAGCTCTTCTGCAGGTTCGGGTTGTTTATATTTAGGTATAAATACTTCAGGTGTGTTATCATTAACAGGGTCAATATTTAAAACAACTGGAGCAGGTGCAACATTATGTATGTCAACTGGTGCAAATGCAAATTTTGAAGTAATTGATTTTGTTGGTTTTGCTACTGGATCAGGAAATTGTATAACATGGGGTTCTTCTCCAACAGGTAGGTTAAGAAATGCATATTGTTCTGCAACAGGGGGAAATGCTTATAATGGAAATGTTAGAGTTGATAATTCAATCTGTGTTTCAACGGGTAATATAGCTTTGTATAACTCAGGAGGAACTGTTAGTGATAGTATAGGAGTTTCAGCAGGTTCATATGGTATTCAATCTATAGGAGGTGTATTAAATAATTGCAAAGGTTATTCATCATCTAATGTAGGTATTTATATTTTATATTCAAATGCTTATAGCTGTTTTGGATATTCAACTGCTTCTTATGGTATTCAATTTGACAATGAACCTTGTAGAGGATATGATTGTTTTGGATATTCAACTGCAAACAATGGTATTAGAATGTATAGATTTGGTACAGGTGCTGATGTAGAAATATATAATTCCATTGCACTTTCAACAGCTGCTATTGCTTTTTATTGGGAAGGTTTAGCAAGTAATATGACTTGTATATCAGAATATAACAATGCTGCAGGACATGCCGCTGAAGGAGCCAATAATGCAATTATTAATTCTTCTAGATTAACAGTTAAAAACACAAATGCAAACTGTTTATATAAAGGCAGTGCTGTAAATCAAAAATATGCTCAATGTACATTTAAAGGAGCAACTACTTCTGTTAATGCAAATATTACTCAAGCAATGATTAACTTAGAAGATTTATTTGGAAATATAACAATATAATTAATTATGGAAAATTTACAACAAATAGTAGTTCAGCTAACTACTTCACCCGTTGAAAGAAGTTTAGCACAATATGGTGAAAACTTTATACCCGAAGTTCAAGTTGAAATAATTTATTCAGAATTAGATGAACAAGATCAAGCTGTTTGGGATGCTTTTATAGCAATGATTAAATCAAAAAACTAATTCTAATGAGTACACAGATATATACAAAGACAGTAGTTAAAGATGAGAGTTCATTAGTTCCATCTAACAATGTAATTAACTTTACAGGAGCTGGAGTATCTGTGTCTAATGTAGGAGGGGAAGCTACAGTAGTAATACCGGGAACTATACCTGCTACTAACTATGGATTGTTTACCCAAACTCAAAGTAGTACCCCTATAAGCGGAACAAACGTTGAAACATCACTTATATCTTCTGGAATTGGAACTTTAACGGTTCCTGCAAATAGTTTCAAAGTTGGAGATAGTTTTAATGCTATTTTAATAGGGCATTTATCTTGTGTTGGCACGGCAACTTTACATATTAGAATAAAAACTAGTTCAGGAATACTGTTAGCAGATACAGGAGTAATGGCAATGGAATCAACAACTACTAAACATTGGAAATTAGATATAGACTTTACAATTAGATCTTTGGGAGCCGCTACTGTAGCTTCAATAGCATCTGGTGGTTTATTTGCTTATACAAAAAATTCTGGGTTTAATTTTGAAGGTGTAAATTTTAGCATTGTAAACAATTTAGATTTTGACACTACTGTAGATAATACTATTGTTATTACTGCCCAATGGAACACTGCAAATACAAGTAATTCTATTTTTTCAGAAATTTTTACATTAAACAAAACTTATTAAAACAAAATTAAAAATAACAACTATTTATATATATAACAATGGATACAACATCAATAACAATTTTATTATTTATAGCAGCTACAGTTCTGGGAATTTTTGGCTACTTTTTAAAGAGTGTTCACAAAGATGTGAAAGACTTTATTAATGAATCATCTGATAACAATAGAAGACTTACAGAAGAGTTAGGTAGATTAAAAGGAAAGATTGAACTAGTAGAACAAGAGTCAAGATTAAAGTATCAGGCTATTCAAGAGCAAACTCAGATAGAACTGAAGAACTTAGCTAAAAATGTTAATGATCTATCCCTTGCAGTTAAAGAATTAATTTTAAATAAATAAGTATGAAACATTTAAAAGAAAGATGGAAATCTCCAACTCCTAAGTTCTGGAAGAAAGTACAACGTATTGCTATTGTAGTTGGAGCAGTAGCTGGTACAATAATTGCAGCTCCTATTGCATTACCAGCAGCTGTTATTACTGCAGCAGGATATGCAGTGGCTATCGGAACAGCAGTGGCTACAGTATCACAGTTTACAATAGAAGACAAACCAACCAACACAGAAGAAAATGTTAACAACTGAAAAAACAATTAAAAAATATGGAATTCCCAATGTTGAAGGTACATATCTTACAACGGTTACTCTACCTTATCCAATGCGTATTGCATGGGATACTAAGGTTACTACAACTAAACTTAGATGTCATAAGTTAATTGCAGATAAAGTCTTAGCAGTATTTAAAGAAATCTTAGCAGTATATGGATTACCAAAGATCCAGGAATTAGGTATTGACTTATTTGGAGGATGTTTTAATTTTAGAAAAATGAGAGGTGGGTCAGATTGGTCTAAACACTCATGGGGAATAGCTATTGATTTAGATCCTGCTAGAAATAAATTAAAAGAAACATCAAAGACTGCAAGATTTGCAAGACCTGAGTACAAACAAATGATTGATATCTTTGAAAAACATGGATTCCTTTCTCTAGGGAGATTGCACAACTATGACTGGATGCATTTTGAAATAAAAGAATAGACTATGAAATTTAGAAATAATTGGAAAGTAAAGAACAAACAATGGGATAAGTTTGCTTTACGGCTTAGAATTAGTCATTTTGATATACTTACTATTGAAGTAGATATATCAAGAGAATTTTACATGTTGACTATTTTAAACTTTACACTTAAAAATAGATAATTTACAACAGTTATTAATAATACTTAACCCATGTTACTTTAAGTAATGTGGGTTTTTTGTTTAAATTTTGTAAGTTTAAACTTTTTATTATACATTTGTGTAAATAAATAAATATATTATGGAAAATTTAAACCAACAAATGCCAGAAATGGAGGACATGACTCCAGAACAAATTGCTGAAAGAAAAGCTGAGATGTTAGCTTTTTACACAGATTCATTACCATATCTTCAAGCTCAATTTGAATATGAAAGTGTTCTTTCTAGAATTGATGAGGTAAGATTTAAAAGAGCAAGTATACAAATGCAATTTGCTATGATGATGAATGGTTCAAAAGAACAAGAAGAAAATGAAGAACCAGAAACTACGGACTCTCCAAATGCACCAAAGGAAAGAAAGTTAAAAAAATCTTAAGTAATGGCACTTGTAAATCAGGTACAAAAAAGAGTAAAAATGCCCAAATGGGAAATAGTTAAATTTCAGATCTTAACTCATTGTTATATTAACCGTATAGCAATGAGTGAATCTGACCTTAACTGTCTAACATTACTATGTTTTAATGAACCAATAGAGTTAACTCATTTCTGTTATGATGCTTCTTCTGAAGAAGACTGGATATTTAAATCTCCTCAAACAGTAAGAAATTGTATTAATAAAGCTGAGAAAAATAAATTAGTTATAAGAGATTCAGAAAACAAAAAACTAATTATGGTTAATCCAGATTTAAAAATACAAACAGAAGGCACACTACTATTGGACTATAAATTTTTAGGAGATGACACCCAAAAAACCAATTAGTATTTATAAAGAAGTTTCAGAGTCATTAGACTGTAAAGAAGAACTTGTCCAAGATGTGATTGAGTTTTATTATAGTGAGCTCAGAAAAAGTTTAAGTGACTTAAAACATCCTAGGATAAATATTGAAGGATTAGGGCATTTAGTTGCAAAAACAGGATATGTAAAAAAGATTATTCCAGTTATTCAATCAAAACTGGAAAAACATGATACATCTACTTATGGTGCATATTTTAATAAGAAGATGTTAGAAACAAAATTAGATTTACTTATTCAGTTGGAACAAAAAATTTTAATACAAGAAAAGAAAAAATTAGAATTTAAAACTAACAAAGATGAACAAGTTAAAAAGAATTTGGAAAGACCGGAATAAAATCATAGAGGGAATTACCAATACCCTTAGACGTGATGAATTTGTGGAAGATGTTGCAAAACACAGAATGGAAGTTTGTGATGCATGTACAAGCAAAGGTACAAAATGTGTTATGCGAGGAACAGCACCTTGTTGTGATGAGTGTGGTTGTTCTTTAGCATTTAAAACAAGATCTTTATCATCTGAATGTCCATTAGGAAAATGGAAAGCTTTAATGTCTGAAGAAGAGGAAGACAAATTAGACAACCTTAAAGATTAATATTATGTATGACCAAACACAACACATTCAAGGCATATATGTAGCAGATTCTACAAAAGTAATTAATACAATTCCTACTACAGGTAATGGACTATGGGATCAACTTCAAGATAGTGTAATCCAGGAACCATATGTAAATCCTATGGAATCAATTTATACAAGACTAACTAAATTAGAAACTCAAAACAAGTTTTTAAAATTAAAAATTCTTGGAATGGAAGGTAAGTTTACACAAGAAGAAATAGTTAATATTAGAGCTATGCTTACATCTAATGATGAAGCATCTATTACATTAGCTGATTCTATAATTGAGAATGCATGAACTGGCCGGAATTGGAAACATTACTAACAGATGGTATTGCTCCTCAAGGAAAAAAAATTCATATATATACAGGTCTGAATGGTTTTGATATGGTTTCACATGCATTTGCTGTAGAAAATTCAATAGGATTTGTAGAATGGATGAGAGAAAGAGAAAGAATTGATTTTGATACAGCAGAAAATTTAATTAATATGCTTAGATCACCAGATAGAGAAAATTTTAACATTGCTATTTTAGCAATAGAACATTTAAGACAATGAGTATAGTATTTAATAATGAAGACCATAGTTACAAAAGTATTGATGGTGACAATATTGATTGGGTTAGTGTAACTACATTAATCTCAAATTTTAAAAAACCATTTGATGCAAAGGCTGTAGCTGCAAAGGTTACTAAGAATAAAAAATCAAAATGGTTTGGTATTGAGCCTGCAACTATTTTAAAAATTTGGGATGATGAATCTCAAAGAGCTATGTCTTTAGGAACCTATTACCATAATCAAAGAGAAGCTGATATATGTTCTTTAGCTTCTATGGAAAGAGAAGGTGTAACTGTACCAGTTATTTCTCCATCTGGAGAACATGATGGTATTAGATTAGCACCTTCACAAAAATTAGATCCAGGTGTATATCCAGAACATATGGTATATCTTAAGTCTGCAGGTATATGTGGACAATCAGATTTAGTTGAAGTTGTTAATGGTAAAATATATATCATTGATTATAAAACTAATAAAGAAATTAAGAAAGAATCTTTTGTAAACTGGGAAGGTGTGTCTGATAAGTTATCATTTCCTATACATCATTTAGATGACTGTAATTTTAATCATTATGCACTACAATTGAGTATATATATGTATATTATGTTAAAGCATAATCCTAAACTAAAACCGGGAGCAATGCATATACATCATATAGTATTTGAAGAAGATGATAAAGATGAGAATGGTTATCCTGTTACCAGGTATAATTTTGAGGGAGATCCTATTGTAAAAGAAGTTATTCCTATGGAAGTACCTTATTTAGAAGATGAAGTAAGATCTATTATTCTTTGGCTATCTGATAATAAACATAAACTCAAAAAGAAATAATATGCAACTCTATGAAGTAAGACATTTTGATGCAAACTATCCAGGACGCACAAAAATATTAAAGTATAAAGCATTTGTAATATTTAAATATAAACGTAAGATGTTGGTTTATTTAAAACCATTAGAAGAAGAATCATATTATTTTAAAAATCCTGATGATCCTGAAACATTTTTAGAAGGTTATATTGTGTGTAAAAATGATCATATTATAATGTATCCTTATCTTGCAACAGGTTTTATAAATGGGTTAAAAAAACTATTCGAAATAAAAACAAAAGTTAAACCTATAAATCCATTTACATGATAGTTAAATTATTTGATATACAAAATGGAGTAGTTGTACCAACAGAACATTGTTATACTCTTAAGTCTTTGAAAGATATTATGGATAATTATCCAGAGGATCATTTAAAGATTTATCAGTACTTGTTTTACATGACATGTCCTAATCCAGATTTGAACCCGTTTTTTCATACTCCAGAAAATGATAAAGAAGATATAATACTTTCTGAAATCCAAGCAGAGTTTTCTACTGAGGATTCAGAAATATACAAAGCATTATTGTTTTGTGAGAAGTTATATGAAACACCTACTTCTAGAGCATATAAGGGTATTAAATCTATGCTGGATAGATTGGGTAAGTATATGGAGACAACGTCCATTACAGATGGTAAAGATGGTAATTTAACAGCATTGGTTAATGCAGCTAAGAACTATGAATCAGTCAGAAACTCTTTTAAAGGAGTTTACAAAGACTTACAAGATGAACAACAGAGTAAAGTCCGTGGTGGAATTGGTATGGCATATGATCAATAAAAGAAATTATGAGTGAGATTTATCAAGATATACCCTGTTGGGATAATGGTTCATGGACAACAGTATCCTTTAATTCAAGGGAGGAGTTTGCTGGTTCTATTGAAAGCATATTTTCTGAACCAGGTAAGTATGGTTTTGATGAAACCAGTTTACTTTTTAATGAACAAGCCTTAAAGTTTAAAGATCAAAATGTATATTGTGTTGCTCCTTTCAAGTCTAAGGATTTTGTGACTTATTGGGATGATCAAAAACATAAATGTAGAAAAGGAGTCTTTTATATTAATGGTGATAAGAAATGGTATTTATCCAGAGATTATTACATGTGGTTAAACTTCCTACCAATCTTTGATAAAGAACAACAAAAGTTTGACTTTGCTAAAATTAGAGATGCCCAATATCATATGGCATTATATGAGACTCTTGCTGAACTCACATATAAACATGTGGCAATTCTGAAAAAAAGACAGATTGCATCATCTTACTTTCATGCCGGTAAATTAATAAATCAGTTATGGTTTGAGGCCGGAGTTACTCTTAAGATGGGAGCCAGTCTTAAAGATTACATAAATGAAAAAGGAACCTGGAAATTCTTAAATGAATATGCTGCCTTCTTAAATGAGCACACTGCTTGGTATAGACCTATGTCTCCAGACAAAGTAATGATGTGGCAACAAAAGATTGAAGTAAGAAAAGCAGATAGAAAAACTGAAGTAGGTTTAAAAGGTACATTACAAGGAATGTCATTTGACAAAGATCCTACAAATGGTGTAGGGGGTCCTGTTAAATTTTTCTTTCATGAAGAGGCCGGAATTGCTCCTAAGATGGATCAGACTTTTGGTTATATCAAACCTGCTTTAAAATCAGGTATGATTACAACAGGTATGTTTATAGCTGCAGGATCTGTTGGGGATTTAGCACAATGTGGTCCCTTAAAGGATATGATAAATAACCCAGAGGGTAGTGATATTTATGCTGTAGAAACTAATCTGATTGATAGTAAAGGTACTATAGGTAAGACAGGTTTATTTATTCCAGAGCAATGGTCTATGCCACCATGTATTGATGATTATGGTAATAGTCTTGTAGAAGAGGCATTAGAGTATTTAGAGAAATACTTTGCTGAATGTAAGGCAAACATGTCTCCAGAAGGTTATCAGCTTGAGTTATCTCAGCATCCAAGAAACATAGAAGAAGCATTTGCACACAGAACTGTATCTAAGTTTCCGCCTCATTTACTTGCAGCACAGCAAAGAAGAATAGAAGATAAAGAATATGCTTATGAATTTCTAGATATTAGTACTGATGAGAATGGTAAACCTACAGTTAAGCAATCTAATAAACAACCTATAAAAGAATTTCCTATTACAAAGAAAACTGAAGATAAGACTGGTGTATTAGTTGTATGGGAAAGACCTATTAAAGATCCAACATTTGGACAGTATTATGCTTCTATTGATCCCGTGTCAGAGGGTAAAACAACAACATCAGAATCATTGTGTTCAATATATATTATGAAAGCTCCTGTGGAAGTAACTAAAGTTACAGGAACAGAAACAGAAACTTATATAGAACCTGATAAGATTGTAGCTACATGGTGTGGCCGATTTGATGATATTAATAAAACACATCAAAGATTAGAACTAATTATAGAATGGTATAATGCATGGACAGTAATTGAGAACAACATCTCATTATTTATCCAGTACATGATCTCCAGGAAAAAACAAAAGTATTTGGTACCAAAAAGCCAAATATTATTCTTAAAAGATCTTGGTGCCAATGCTAACGTGTTCCAGGAGTACGGATGGAAAAATACAGGAACCTTATTTAAACAACATTTGCTTAGTTATGCAATTGAATATACCAAAGAAGAAATTGATGTTGAAACAAAAGCAGATGGAACTATTGTAAGAACTAAGTATGGTATTGAGAGAATACCTGATCCAATGTTACTTACAGAAATGAGAGAATATGGGGATGGTGTCAATGTGGATAGATTGGTTTCTTTTGCAGCATTAGTTGCATTTATGAGAATTCAACAAGCAAATAGGGGTTATAGTAAAAGAGTTATTATGGATGATGCAGCTAAAAACTTGCAAAAGTCAGATAATTTGTTTAAATTAAATAGAAGCCCTTTCCGCCATATGGGGAGAGGTGCCGTATCAATGGGCCAGTCTTCAAAGAGATCACCATTTAAAAATTTAAAGTAAAAAGTTATGCAAATTATAAATGCACTTCAAGCTAAAAAAGGTGTTAAGTCTACTCAAAATAGAATGGGTAGTATTACTCAACCATTGCAGTTTCTTCCTAAGAAAGAAAAAGATCAGCAATGGGCTGCTTGGAATTTAGATTGGTTAGAGTGGCAAGGACTAAAACAACTTAGAAGAAATGCCCGCAGGTTAATGAAGAACTATAAACTTGCAAAAGGTATTATTGATAAGACTGACTACATAGTTGAAGAAGATAATGATTACAGAGACATTGTAGAAATACTAACTAAAGAAGATGTATCTGCACTTGAATTAAAGTTTTATCCAATTATTCCAAATGTTATAAATGTTTTAGTTGGAGAGTTTGCAAAAAGAAGTACTAAACTTACTTATAGAGCTATTGATGACTTTTCATATAATGAAATGTTGGAACAGAAAAGAGCTATGGTAGAAGAAACTTTACTATCAGATGCTCAAATGAAAATTACTCAGGCTTTAATTGCACAAGGTATGGATCCTGAGTCTCCAGAATTTCAACAAGAAACCGCTCCTGATAAAGTAAAGTCATTACCTGAAATAGAAGGGTTCTTTAAAAAGGATTATAGATCTATGGTAGAACAATGGGCTTCTCATCAACATCATGTTGATGTGGAAAGATTCCATATGGATGAGCTTGAAGAAAGAGCATTTAGAGATATGCTTATTACTGATAGAGAATTCTGGCATATGAAGATGATGGAGGATGATTATGATATTGAATTATGGAATCCAGCATTAACTTTTTATCACAAATCTCCAGATGCAAGATATATTTCTCAAGGTAACTGGGTTGGTAAAACAGATATGATGACTGTTTCAGATGTTATTGATAAATATGGATACATGTTAACTCAAGAACAACATGAAGCATTAGAGAATGTTTATCCTATTAGATCTGCAGGATATACTATTGGAGGTGTTCAGAATGATGGTTCTTTTTATGATGGTACTAAATCTCATGAATGGAATACTAATATGCCTTCATTAGCTTATAGACAGTATACATCTGCTATGGCTGGAACTGTTCTAGATGGTGCAGACATAATTGCTCAAATACTAGCAGAAGGAGAAGACTACTATGACCAAGGTACAGCATATCTACTAAGAGTATCTACATGTTATTGGAAGTCTCAAAAGAAAGTAGGACACTTAACTAAGATTACAGATCTAGGAGAAGTAACAAATGAGATTGTAACAGAAGATTACATTATTACTGATAAACCTATTTATGATAATAGACTCTTTAAAAATAAAACCAAAGATACTTTGGTATATGGAGAACATATAGACTGGATATGGATTAATGAAGTATGGGGTGGTGTAAAAATTGGTCCAAATATTCCTTCATTCTGGGGTATGAATAATCCTGGCGGTTTCTCTCCTATTTATATTGGTATTGATAAAAACAATATGGGAGCACTTAAGTTTCAATTTAAAGGAGATAATACTCTTTATGGTTGTAAACTTCCTGTAGAAGGAGCTGTGTTCTCAGATAGAAATACTAAGTCAACTGCATTGTTAGACTTAATGAAGCCATACCAAATTGGTTTTAATATTGTAAACAATCAGATTGCAGATATACTAGTAGATGAATTAGGTACAGTAATTATGCTTGACCAAAACTCATTACCTAGACATTCATTAGGAGAAGACTGGGGGAAAGGTAACTTAGCTAAAGCTTATGTTGCTATGAAGAATTTCCAAATGCTTCCTCTTGATACTTCTATTACTAATACAGAGAATGCATTAAACT